TGGTAGAGGTTGATGTGAAGCGGATTTTAACCTCACCATCCGATACTTGGACCATATTGATTGTCAATGCGTATTCAAATGTCTCGTTAGAGGCAGCATTTCCGAAATCGGTGGCAGAGTTGGATAGTTGGACATAGGCTGCCAGAATATAATTGTAAGCCCATACTTGAACAGTACGTTGTGCCCCAGCATCAAAAAAGCCAGTGACAATAACGTTTGATGGCACTCTACCTGTCCCAATACCAAAAGTTAGGTCACAATCCAAACCATACCCACTTCCAGGATCAGCGCCGGGGCCTGTTTGGTAATAAGAAGCATCGGTTGTCTCTGTGTTTGCATAGGTTCCTCCGTCAAGGGTAGTGTTCGGTGTTTCATTGTTTGCTGTCGCAGTATGGTTTTGGGGGTTGGAGTCAACGAGGGCATTCCTGATTGCTTCCAATGAATCTGTAGAAGCCTGATAAGTGGAGGTGTCCGCAGCGGGAGTTATCATATGAGATAGAATAGACTTATCAACTACAACGCCGGTAAGATCCGCATCGGCATTTATCCCCGTGGTCAAGTCCATAAGTTGCTCAAGTTGAGTTACAGTATCATTTATTTCCTTCAAATTAACGTGAAAATCGGTTGGGTCCGCTATCATAGCAGTAGATAGTGCAGCAGCATTAGCCGCCGGTAGCGTGTCTCTCTGTCCCTGTAACGAATCCGTTGATGCCTTAAACTTGTCCGTATCTGCACCTAATGTCATAATATGCGAAAGCACAGACGCATCAATGACAACTGCACTAAGGTCGCCATCAGCGGCAACTGTACTCGTTGCATCCATAAGCATGTTAAGATTTGTAGCAACATCATTGATTTCTTTCAAGTTTACATGGAAATCAGATGGGTCGGCTTGCATATCAACTTGTAATTTTGCACTATTTGCCGCTGGAAGGGTATCCTTCAATCCCTCAAATGATTCGGTTGTGGCATTATAATCTGCCGTACTGGCAGCTTTTGTCATCAAATGGGAAAGGACAGACGCATCAACCACAACCCCCGAAAGGTCTGCATCGGCAACTTCTCCCGTAGTTAAATCCATGAGCATTTCAAGCTGTGTTGCTTGGCTATTTATCGAAACCAAATCGACCTGTACTGTGCCTGCCTTTAGTAACGCCAGAACACCTCCTGCCCTCTCAATACTAAATGATCCTATGAAGGCATTGATGGTCCCCCCATCGACGGTAGTACCTTCAATCCTTACTTGGTACTCCGACCCCGTTACCCAAAACCCACCAACGGTATTATCATTTGTATCAATCTTGACTCCATGATTTCCAGTAATGCCGTCATGGTCAACAGTTACAGTAATTCCAGCTGCATTATTTCTAGGGGTTACCCCAAGATCCTTATGGATATGAACGTCGCCTGCTGCAAATTCTCCAATGGTAACTGAGGCAGATGGATCGTCACTTGTAAAGGTGTTAAAAACTATATTAACTGTATCATCCTCTGCGAAATCGCCGTAATATGGTACACTCATTTATATTGGCCCTCCCATAGGCCCAACCAGCGGACCATAAAGTGCCCCCGTTGGTGCAACACCGCCTACTGCTATAGTTTGGTAAGCTCCGATATCTACATTTGTGCCAAGTCCAGTTGGTCGAGCAGTGCCAATAATGTCATCAGCAGGAACCAGCGGATCGTCTGCCTGTGAGATTGGTGAGCCATTTTGGATGTTTCCTCCCTTGACCGTTAAGTTTGTCCACGGAGTTGTAAGTTCTGCGGTCCAATCGTCTGCACCACCTGCGGGTTGGACATCCGTTCCCGGCCCATCTCCATCATCGGAGCAATTATATTGACCACCAAATGTACCGTCAAAATCGTCTACGTTATTTCCTACAATGCAGTTTACAACATTTACTGTACCATCGGCCCGAGTAACACCGTTAGATCCACCATCTTTATTTGCACCCCAAATAGTACAGTTGTATAAATTCGTTGTTTGATCCGTTCCTCCTGCAAACATCCCATGATCAGCAGTGCCCTGACCATCCAAAACAGAATTGACGAGGATTAAAGTCACTCCACTATTATCACTATTTCTTGCACAGAAATCTCCACCAGTATGTTGAATCCAACATTTCTCCATCTTTGCCGCACTGTGATAGGCTGATGCAACGATAAGAAAAGCCTCATCATTAACATCCGAACTTGTCATCTGTATCCCAATAAATTCTATATCTAGAAATTCAGTGGGATCATCGTCGTTATCAAGACGTATACTGGGGCCAGTAGTCTGGAGAAGATACTCAGTAGTATCCATCGCTCCGTTACTAAAGTCCGGCCTAGAAGACACACCATTCGCCGCTTGAGCCGCTGTGAGTGTTCTAACAATAACTTTACTGCCATTTTGGCAGTCCCACCCATCCCAATTACAGAAAGTCGTGTCTGGGCTGCCATCCCAGACATTAGCTCCACTGCCATGAAGGACGTCCATGTAGAGATCGTCCCCGCCAGTCGGGAAGTTTTCAACACCACCTTCCCCAGCCTCGGCAAGGGACATGCTGGTGTACTCATTCCCATACCGGTCAGCTTCAGCGCCAACCTGTAAGGTATAACCAGTAGGCTTTATGCAAACGTAAGTATCAGCCACTTTCCACCTGCACTACTTGAGCGATTAATGTTTTCTTCTCTCCAATACTAACGTTGCTTTCCAGGGCATCTTTTGATTCTTGAGTGGCACCTCTTAGGGAGTAGGGGTATTTCCAGTCTCTTTCGTCCTTGACAGTCACCAGGGCTTGAAGTTCTTTGGTAAGCTCTTCCCTTGTAAAGCCTGATACTTGCAGGAAATCAAATATCTTATACTCATGGTCCGAGAATACGTGAGAATCCTCAAACACTCCTACAATATCACCTATCTCATTGATATTCTCGCCATAGGTTGTCTCACTAATCAAAACTAGCTGTGCCATCAGTTATGCCCCCCTATTCTTCTAGGCCAATACCAGATACGGGATTTGGTATTGCCTTTGTGAATTCGAAAGGGGGCGACCACTCCGGTGAACCCCATATATTGCTCCAACGAAGACGGGCGGCATACGTCCCGATAGCAAACCCTCCCAAGTCATGCTTAAATCGTATCTCGTCACCAACCGTCTCACAGGTGGCAGGCGCGATCTCACCATTGAACTCCAATACTTCCTGGGGAGTCCCCATCATCAACTCACAGCTAGTAATGTTATGCACCACCTGTGAAATTGGATCACTCACCAAATATGGCCCTGCCCAAACAGCCGGAGTCCAAGATAATAGCAGACCTAACAAAATCCATCCTAATACTTTCATAATTTCTTTTCCTCCTTTTTACCGCATCCACGCTTGTTTTGCGCCCATATGTGGTGGGGGGGCCGTTTTTTTATGTGGTTTAAGTATTACCGCTTTCCCTTCTCCCGCTCCCAATAGCCCATATTCCGCCGCCTCCACCGGATGGGAATATTTATTCTTGAACGGCTTATTCTGATACCTTTCATCCCCCCTCACCTGCAAACGTTTATAGTAGAACCCCCCTGCCAACCCCTTCCTTATCATCCTACAGTTGGGGGATACCAGCAGGCCGGGTTTACCATCGATCATCCTACTCAATGGCCCCGCCATCGATTCCCGCCTAACCGTGGCATCATTTGTCATGACCGGCCCAGCTGGAATACCAACCACTGACAATATCTGAAAGCATGTGGATTGGTCCGTCTGAGCCTCATCACTGCCACTTGGATCTCCCCAAAATACAAAATTAAACCCCTTATATTTGCCAGTTACTTTCGGATGCAATAACCTTTCACCGAACCTCTTCACCCCCAGATGTTCCGTTGTAATCTCATCGAATATTATCCACTGCCCACTTGCCTGCTTTTGCATGAACGCGGCGGCGGGGGTAAGGCCAAAGTCCAATCCAACGGTGATGATCCGACTTTGTACGGGGTAAATTATATCAGGGGAACAATGAGTGGAGTCCACGTATTCCTGATGCACGGGCTTACCATCTTGAACATACCCATATTCCCCGGCATAATACACTTTCACATATGACTTCTTCTTGCCCTCTACCCTGGTTAGGTAATAATTGATCCCCTCATCCAAGTTGCCGATATTTTCTGCTAAGGGATTCGCCACCCACTTGTGATTGACCCTCATCACGGCACCTGGTTGACGGAAAAATTCCCACCCAATAGGGTGATCAATTTCAGCATTCTCATGCCACCAATGATCGCTGTCAGGTGGGTTGGTGTCCATGATCACCCCACGCCACGTACAGCCGCCATGTTTCTTCGGCGGATATTGGCCAACCCGGTCACCAAGGACGTCTACAATGGCTTTGGGAATTTCACGTGTCTCATTAGTCCATGCCCCGGTCAATTCCATCGACAACAGCTTGGCGACATCCGCCGGTCGGTCCAGGGCCCTGAACATGACCTCGGCCCTGACATCTCCAAATTCCACGAAATGCGTCATCGATCGGTAATTGAACTTGCCAAAATAGTCGGGGTTGAACCACATAAGCCAGGTTTTAAGTGTTGTGTCTTCCAATTCACGGTAGGTATTGCGGACTATGGCAAAGCGGGAACGACGATACCCATCCGGACCAGTTGCCTGTTCCTTGATCCGTCGCACGATTTCCATGCAACAGGCGGTGGATTTCCCAGACCGGACAGGCCCCATCAGGCCACGGTAAAACGCATCGGAGGCATGGAACCGTGAGGGAGTTGGTTCTGCGTTATACGTAATGTGGATTCCCTTTGGGGCCTGTGGTCGTGGCAAAATTACTTTCCCTTCTTGGGTTTCGAGTAATATCTTCCATTCGCACCCTTAAACACCTTAAACCCGGCCTCCTTCTCCCCTTTCATCGCCTTATCCCACGTAGGATGACGCTTACCCTTTAACATTTGTCCGGTACGCGGGGATCGGCTGGGTAGGTGGCCGGACTTGTTCCTTTTAATACCATGTCGTTTTGCCGTCTCATAATCATACCCGGAACTCTCCGGATCAAATACCATCTTCCTCACAACTTTCTTCTTCACTTTTGGCATTTCAATCCTCCAATTCCACCATTTCCTCGGGGGTCACATCCACCACATTAGGATCTGGTAGTTGGCCTTGGGTTGGGGGTGTGGTGTGAAAGTGCATTTCAAACGACAATGGCCGGGTATCCACCTTCCTGGCCTCTTCACGCTCAATATAACCCCTCTCCTTACCTTTGCACTTCAAAAAGAATATGGATGCGGTCAAATTCCCATCATTGATCGCATCCTGCAAGTGTTGTTCGGCGTTATCCAAAATCCGTTCAGCCACCTCATGTACGCCGTGCGCAAAATCCTCCACCGTGGTTAGCCAATCCACATATTCACTGCGGCTAACACTGGCCATTTCACACGCAGTCGTCACATTGCCATCACATTCACCGAGGGCGAGCAAAAACAACTGCTGACGTTCATCGACGGTGAATCCACCCACCAATTTGACGCCATAATCCACACGTTGTTGCCTCAAGGCACGACGATTTTTGGTGGAAATGCTATCACATTTTCGCATGATAATAAGGTTGGCACGAGGAATACAGCCTTGTCAAGGGAAAAATGTATCACAGTACAGCAAAGCATATCACAGTACAGCAAAGCATATCACAGTGCGGCATATCGTCCCACGCTGTGCCCTGGGCAGTTTGACGGCTTTCACAAATAATTCAAATACTTGTGGTATTTGGGTGTGGGACAAACCCCCTTGTG